GGGTAAAGACGGCGTTGAATGGTCAAACACCATGGTGGCGCATTATGGCTACGTGGTGGGGTCGTTGGGCGCAGATGGTGACGCGGTGGACGTTTACGTCAAAGATGGTACGGATGATGCTTGGTGCGGTAAGGTTTATGTGGTCAACCAAGTGTTTGAGGACACGCAGCTTTTCGATGAACACAAGTGCATGATTGGCTTTGATACGCGAGATGAAGCCGTGGCCAATTACATGAGCAACTTTAGCCCGACTTGGAGCGGTTTGGGGACGGTGGACGAAATGAGCTTCGACAACTTCAAACGATTTGTTGCATCGTCAAAATAAAGGCATACATGGACACATCATTTGAGCGCGCATCCGACGGCAAGGACGAGTGGCTTACTCCGCCGTCTTTGATTCAATCTTTGGGCGCTTTTGACTTAGACCCCTGCGCACCGATAACTCGTCCATGGGACACCGCCAAACACCATTACTCAGTGCTTGACAACGGGCTGCAACAGACATGGTTTGTCCGCGTTTGGTGCAATCCGCCTTATGGTTCAGAAACTGGCGTGTGGCTCAAAAAGCTGGCGCAGCACGGTGATGGCGTGGCGCTTGTATTTGGTCGAACCGATACAAAAGCATTTCACAGCGAAGTTTTTGCAAAAGCGAGTGCGATTTTATTCATGCGTGGGCGCTTGAAGTTTCACCACGTCGATGGAGCGCCCGCTAAAAACAGCGCGGGCGCACCAAGCGTATTGATTGCATACGGCGAACAAAGTGCGCGGATGCTCGAGCAGTCAACAATTGACGGCTTTTTCACTCGAATAAATTAAAAAGGAATAAAAATGTTGGCACAAAAAATATCACAGATTGAAACGCTCAAACTTACCAGCCGCGCCATGCTTTTGCACAACGAAATCGCGGCGCTGGCGGATAAAGACCCGTTGGGCAAGTTGACACGGATTAAGGAGTTGTTGCAGGTTCGGGCGCAGTTGGCGGGTGCAGTAAGCGCCGCCCCTGCACCTGTGTTGCCATCCGCTGGGTTTACCAAAACATCAGATGGCAGGACTGTTTCAAATAGAACCGTTTATATTCCAAATCTTTCAAAGTCAAAATTAGAACGGTTACTGGCAAAGCCAAAGTTGTCGAAAGATGATATTGAAGATCTGCTTGACTATAAGTGGTTGATGCTGTTTGATAAACAGGCTGCGCAAGAAAAAGGCTTGATGGATGTTTACCGTCAGAGTGGTTCAGGTGATGCGTTAATCCCGAAAAATAAATATTGGCTGGCCAATATTGACAGTGCGATAGCGAAAAATGGCGGAAACCCACAGGAGATGACGAACAATCACCTTGCCGTAACAGAGGCCAATCTTGGCGTGCAGGATAAAGACGGCAAATCTGTGTCGCCTGAAGACGATGTGCAAGCGTTGGGCGACAATGAGAATGGGCTGAACGATGACCATTTGTCCGAAGATTACCGCTACAAAGACGTGGGTTATATTGCAGGTTCGCGCAAGGAGCTGGCGGCTGAAAGCCTGTCGCGGATTATTAAATCGGGCGAGGTTGTGCGGCCAAGTGATGTTGATTGGGATGTTTTAGATGCTGACAATCGACTGGCTGAAAGCATTTTGACCAAGAAAAACATGTTGGGCAAAGTGAATTGGCAGGCGCTCAAAGATGGCGGTATGCAGGCAAAGGCGGGCTTTGTTATCAGTAAATTGTATGCGGCGATTGAGCCAAAGTTTAATGAAGCCCTTGGCACAAGTAAGCATTATGTGACTGCAATTGCCAATTTGCGTGATGACATGGAGTCGTGCAAAACTTTGGATGAAGTGCGCGTAAGGGTCATGCTTTTGGCGGCTGGGTTTTGGGAGTTGCGCAAACGAGGCACTCAAGTGCTGGAAGAGAGTTACGAGACGCAGGTGAATATTTGCATGGGCAAAAAGTTCATGTACGTGGCGCTCAATATTGACAACAATTCGGGCGATGTGGTCAAAGCTGTGTCACGTTTAAGCGATGATGATTGGAGCTGGGCGCGGCTTAAGCCTGCCGATACTGGCGAGGTTGCGCCTGATGCTGGTGCGGATGGTACGCCGAAAAAAGAGCGCAAAAAGACTTTTTCATTAGAGGCATCTAAAACCATTGAGCGCGTGGGTGGTGCGCCTGTGACCGTTGAGTCTACCGAGCAGTTTAAATCCTTGTTTGGACTCAAAGCGGTGCAATCGGGCAAGTGGGTGTTGGCCGATGTGGAAAGCGCTAAATTTCATGTGGAGCAAGCGGCGGGCGCGTTTGTGGACATGGCGGATGTGACGGGGATTCCTGTGGCTTCTTTGGGCTTGGGCGGGCGTTTGGGGTTGGCGTTTGGCGCACGCGGTCATGGGGCGGCTTTGGCGCATTATGAGCCTGTGCAGCGCGTGATTAACATCACCAAAATGAAAGGCGGCGGCTCATTGGGGCATGAGTATTTCCACGCAATTGACAACATGATGGTTGACCTTGTGCATCAAAAAAACAACGGCAAGGCTGACTTTTTCGCGTCAGATAATGCCGATGCGCTGCCCGATGGGGCGATTGCGCAGGCGTATGCTGCCTTGAATGGCGCGATGCTAAAGGGCGATGTGCCGCAAAAAAAATGGTTCAAAATCTCGGACAAAGACCGATTGTTGTCACGCCAAAACTTCAACAAGCACGTCACGGGCGGGCTGGCTTTTGACATCATGAACGCGGGAAGTTTGGACGCTGCCATTGGCGTGATAGATGCAAAGTTTGATGCAAAGTTTTTAAAGCACAACCGATCCAAAGAACGCAGTAAAGGCTGGGATGGTTTTATCCGTGCCGCTGGCGCATTTTATCTTGGCGATGGGGTGAGTGTGTTTGAGGCGGTGGATATTAGCTTGGCAACTGAGTTTTACAATCAAGCCTTGGCCTTGGACAACGGGGCGAAAGGCAAATATTGGTCAAAGCCTTACGAAATGGCGGCGCGTGCATTCTCTGCGTATCTTGAAGACAAGCTGGCAAAGGATGGGCGCAAAAACACCTACCTTGCCTCACCAAGCGATGATGAACGAGCGTATCCGCAAGGTGAGGAGCGCGTGCGAATCAATGCAGCTTTTGATGTGGTGTTTAAAGAGCTGAAAAACGCGCAAGTCTTTGAAAATGCCTTGAACAACAATGCGCTGATGGATTCGTTGTTTGGTGACTTTGAGCAAGAGCTGCTAAACGATGGGATGTTGAGCTAACAACCGAGCTTTATTTAAAAACCTGCCCTTAATTGCGCAGGTTTTTTTGCGCCTGAAGTGTCAAATGACGCGCAACAAAGCCACCCATAAAATCCGCCCAAAATGACCGCCTGCAAGCCAAATCTCAAAACAGGAACGCCGCAAAAAACACCTATTTTCATCCCTTAAAGTGACTGTGTAGCGGCACGGTCGTGCGCTCAATTTTTTAAAACTCAATGGAGGTATTTATGGATCGCACGTATCCCGAGCATTTCACTCACTCGCAGTTTATTCAAAACTTAAACCATGAAAAAGAAGCAAAAAAATCATCAGGCGCAGCATTCGATTCTGCCAGCGCATTGTCTTTGAATATGCCTGAAAAGCTGCGTGAGTTATGCCAAACCGTGCCTGATTTTCAAGTGGGTGGTCGGAATTACTCAGGCGAGCAGGCAACAATGGACGCGGTGTCGCGTGGTATTGATGAGTACAAACGTAAGCACGGCCACGAAGTGCGCGGTGACGTATTAGAAAGCGCCGTTCGCACGACTTTAAACGTCATGACCCAAGATAACCGCGAAAAAGCTGGCTTGCCAGCGGTTTATGACGATGCACTCACATCTGCGTCGGGTGCGCCAATGCAGGCGAATCGCGCACAAATTGCCATCTTTACCAGCATTGCCAATGCCGTGCCGTTTGCGGGCTACATTCCCATGTCTGAGGGCTTGCAGGGCAAGTTGATTATTGTGCGCCATGAGGCAGGCACGGCAACGGGCGATTATGCTGTTGGTGACAGCTTGGATGGTGCAAATTCTGGCGACCCGTTTATGAGCTACAACCGCCGCATCAAGCTAGAAAGTGGTGTGGGCTTATTTAAAGTTGCAAAAGCGGACACAGCTGGCGCAGCGATTTTTGCAGGTGGCGTTGACGTGTTTGTGAATGGCGTTCCTGCTGGCTCGTCTGTATTAAACACCCGAAACGATGCAGCGTCTGCCCCCTTGTTCGGTGAAATCAAAATCGGCACAGCTGTGCATAAATTGACGGGCGAGGTGAAGGCAAAAACGGGTGAGATTAAAGCTGAATTTGAGCCTGCTTTACCAAGCGGCTCAATTGTTGAAGCCAGCGCGATTTTGAATTTTGAGAGCTTTGATGACAAGCGCCCAGAAGTAATTGTGTCCGCAACGTCTTATGACTTCCGCGCCACATTCATGAGCGGCAATCATTTTGTCACGCAGGAAGCCAAAACACAGTTCCGCGCTGAAGTGAATATGGATGCAACCTCTGAAGCGTTGGCTTCATTGCGCAATCAGTCTTCAAATGAGCGTTACCGCGAAGCGTTGCGTGCGATGTATGCGGTTGGTAAAGGCTACATCACCAACTTTAGTTTTGACGCAATTAATCGCCAAGCCCAACGCTCGCGCGCTGATGTTTGGTCTGATGTGATTTTCCCAATCGCCGCTGCTGACGCTGATATGGTCACGCGCACGCAAGGTTTTGGTATTTCTTGCTTGTACGTCGGGACAAAAGGCAAAGCTGAACTGACATCATTGCCAAGCCACTTGTTTGAACAATCGGGCTTGAAGTCAACCAATGGCATTTACCGTTTGGGTCGTTTGTACGGCAAATGGGATGTTTATTACGACGCGGGCAAGATTGTGAACGAAACCACCGATTCAATTGAGATTTTGGCAATCGGCACGTCTGACGATGTGGCGCGCAATCCTGTGATTTTTGGTGATGTTGCAAGCCCAATGATTATGCCTTTGGCAACAAACAAGTCGCAAAAAGAGGGCTACGGTTACTACCAAGCGTTGGCCACAAAAGTCAATCCGCATCAAGACAGCGCACGCGGTGCTGCATTGATTCAATTAACCAACTTTGCTTAAGAAATGGCACGCAAAGGTTTGGACGCTAAAAGCCTTGAAACCCCACAACTAACTGGGGTTTCTGAGGTGGTCGATAAGTCTGCGACCAGTTTAAGCACATCAACTTCAACGGTAGAGTCAACGGCGTTGGGCGATTCTGAAAGTTCAGTTGCTTCGTTGAGTACATCAACTTCAACAGGTTTGAGCAATGTTGAAAGTTCAATGGACTCATTAAGCACGTCAACGTCAACAGTCGATTCAACGGAGTTGAGCGATGTTGATGCGCCAGTTTGGCAATCAAAAGAATGGCTGATTAACAACTACACCGCATCAATGATGGCATTTCCTGAGCTTGGCGACCAGCCAGCCTCTAAAGTGGCTGCCCATGCGTCGAGCGTTTCGGTCACGTTTAAATCAAAAGAAATGTATGAGCTGTTCCTGAGCAATATTGCCCAGCTCGCATTGCTCAATCGCTGGGCTGGTGATTTTGGCGTGTTTTTGACTGAAGCATCTATTAACCCAGTCAAGGAGGATTAACCATGTCTCAAAATGTTTATCAGCGCCGCTTGGTGGGTCAACAATCGGGGGTTCAAGTCAACATGCCTGTTGATAAAACCGACCGGTTGTTGCCTGAAGTTGGCGACCAAACCATTGCGGTTGTGGGGCATTTCTCACGCGGACGGATTGACCGACCGTTTTCCTTTCACCTGAAAAGCTGCAACGCTATTTGGGCAAAGCCAAAAGCATTCGTGCGGACTCACGCAATGAAACGTATTTGCAGGTCTATGAAGCGCTGAAAGCTGGCGCGGCTGGCGCGGTTATCTCTCGCTTGAGCAGTGATGCTGCGGTTTCAAAATACATTACGTTGAAAAATGATGGCTCAATTTCGGCCACAGAGACGCTTGGGACTGATTATTTGTTGGCCGTTAAGATGGCCGATGCGATTGATCAGGGCGTTTATGTCACGTTTGCAGCAGGCTCTGAGGATGGCTACGTTCGCGTGACCATTCGCGAGCTGGACAAAAACAGCGCTGGCGTTGACACCGACGAGGGCTATGTTTTGTACGAGTTTGAGGGTTCGTGCGTGGCTGGTGAGTTGGACGAAAACGGCAACACTGCGTTTATTAACGACATGGCGAGCCGCTTTTATGGCGATTGGCTACAAGTTGAGGTGGCGCAAACTATTGATGCAGCGCTGTTCGCTGAAGCGATGTCTAAGCCAAGAAGCGCCGCTGTGATTGCGTTTGAGGACAAAGGCGCAGTGACGGTTGAGAACAAAACCAAGGCAGTGACGGCTTTGGGGCGCACCAACATCAAGTATCGCTACTTGGTCGTGGCAACCGCTGACATTGCGATTAACAGTCAAATGATGGCGCTGGCACAAGAGTTTAACCGCAAAATTTTCATTGAAGTTTCAGGAGAATTAAGCCCTGAAGCGGCGGCGGCATGGATTGCCAATTTCAACTATTCGGCGCAAGGCGGCATGTACTTTGACTTTAACTGGTCACCATTGCGGCGCGATGACCCGTTGGGTATTTCGGGCAACGTGATGTTTGGCACGGTTGGGCAAAAAGCGGGCGCGGCATGTGCGCGTAATGCCATTACCAACGGCCACGGCCTTGCCAAATTGAACCAGCCGATTGCAGGCAAGGATTACTTCATTACGGGCAATCGGATTACGCAAACCTACTTCCCTGATGACACAGAAATGGCGTTGTTGGCCAAGGCGCGCATCAATCCTGCGATTCACAGCGAATACCACGATGGCAGCGGTTTTGTTTGGGCGGATTCGTTTTCGGGTGCGAAGAAAAACGGTATCAGCAAACTTGCCAGCGCGGCTGAAATTGTATTTTGGGCGCAAGACCAATGGGGCAAGTTTGGTAAGTCGTTACTCCAAAAGCCGATGAAAGAGGGCATTCAATTGATGAGCCGTTTTTCAACGCGCCAGTTGCAAGCAATGGAAGCGTCTGATTGGCTGATTCCATCTGAGCAATTGGGCGGCAAAGCGTGGGCGTTTAGTGTTGCGCCAAACGAGCGCTATCCTGACGACCGCTTGGATACGATTTTAAAGCTGAGTATTGATGGCGTGATTCGCGTGGTCAACATCTCGACCGAAATGTATTCACGCAATTAAAAATGGGCTTTGGCGGCGTGTTGCACGCTGCCAATCTCGAATCAAATCAAACAAAAGGGGAAATGTATGAGTAACTATTTAGACGAACTTCGTCAACGTAACAATCCAGCCAAATTGGTGCGCGCCGTATTTGATGGCGACGAGCCTGTGGCGCAAGACGCAGCCTCAAATTTTCAAATCTCAAGCATGCGTTTATCGGTTGCCGCTGGCGTGGCCGCTTGGGCTGAAACCAGCGAGGACGATTTAGAGGCTGGCGAAAACATGGCTGACCGCATGGATGCGCTGATGGTTGGCGTGTTGGACATGGACAAAGACGGTGAGCTGGACGATGACGAATTGTCGTTGCTTGACATGATGTACAACGTGCTATCTGAGTTTTTGCTCAAAAAGGGCTGCGAGCCTGCGGATGTGGACAGATTTATCAATGATGGCGATGAAGACGCTGCGCTGGCAATCCACGAGTTTGTGGCGGGCAGCTTAGCCAACGGTGAAGATGAGGAGCTGGACGAGTTGCACAGCTTCGCGTTTGACGCTGATTCTGACGCATCTGTGATGGATGCGGCTTATAAAATGAAGTCTGTGGTACGTGGCGGCAAAAAAATGCGCGTGCGCAAGCGAATCTCAGGCCGCGTGCGTTTGTCGTCCAAGCAAAAAATGGGCATCAAAAAAATGCTGCGCAAATCACACTCCGCCGCCGCACAAATGAGCCGCGCCAAGTCAATGCGCCGCCGCAAATCAATGGGCATGTGACATGGGATTTTGGGCAAACGCCGCAACAATGGCGCTGGATAAAGTGACCAAATCATTGTCCATGACTGGGCAATGGGGGTCGCTGCATCCTGACTTAATTGCGACGTTGACCCAATGTGATGTGGATGGCAAAACCACGGCAATGACTGGCACAAAAGACGAGGGCGGCATGTGTATGCCCGCTGAGGGCGCATACGGCATCTCAATTTCTGCGCCAGTTAAAGATGGCAACGTTGAGCATCAATTTAACTGGGCAAGTCCGTTTGAAGCAATGAACCCAGAGGGTAAAAACCAGTCAATGATGGGGGCGTTGCAGTCGGGCATGATTCCAACCATGTTGCAGGCAGCGGCCAATATTTTACCGTCAACGGCGGCGGATGCGGCGGCTGACTCAGCGGCCAAAGCGCAGAAAGTATCGGACTTGATGGTGGGGCGTTCTGGCATTACAAAAATGAACTCACGGCAGGTTTTTAACGGCAATGCGCCCATAAAAATCAGTATGACTTTATTGTTTCGCGCCTACCAAGATCCGCAAAGTGAAGTGGTGAATCCGTACATGGATTTGCTCAAAATGGCGTATCCCGAAGAGCTGGCAAACGATGCCCTGACGTGGCAATCCGAACATGCAGACTTACCGCCGCTTGAAAAAGCGGTTGGCGTACTCATGCCCTCAATTGCCCCTAAGTTCGTATCGTTTACGTACAAGGGTGAAACCTACGCGCCGATGGTGATTGAATCGGTGAGCAAGCCGCTGGACGCGCCGTACAGCACGATGGGTGAGTTGTTTTTGCAAATCCCTGTTGTGTTGGGGACGTTGAGTTCGTGGGATGCGCGGGATGTGGCAAAGATTCGCAGCAATGCAATGAACAGCTTGGTTGATGATGCGGTGGCTGGCGTTCAAAGCCTTTTTAAATAAGCAAGAATTTAAACAAAATGGAGTACAAAAATGTTAAATGTCCTAGAGCAATACAAGATGTTTCAAGGCGCGGTGGCGCTGGGTGAGATTGCGATTTCGTCCGAATACGTCATGATTCCTGACGATTATCCCGAAATGCAGTTGCTGGTTAAGCAGTTCAATATACCTTACACCAACCCTGAAGACGTGATTGAAGTGCCAATGGTTGGCGGGCAAACCTCGCACACGCCACAGATTTCAAAAACTGACTTTAAAGGCGCGATTGCATTTAAAGAAACGGTTGCAGGGCATGTGAAAAAGTTTTTAGAGCAAGTGGGCGCAGAACGCACGGTGAGCCAGCGCTCATACTTTGATTTCACGATTTACCAAGGCACGCCTGAAAATCACACGAACAAATGGCATTGTAAGCACGCCTGCTTGTTTGGGTTTGAGCCGCTCGAAGTTGACTTTGAAAGCCGTGGGCAGTTGTCAATTTTGACTGGGCAAATTGCGTACCATTACTTCCCCGGCGTTGAATAAGGTTGCACACCATGACCTTGACTGAGCTGGCAAGCGAGTACTTAGAAAGCCGCGTCACCTCGCTACTTGATGTGGCGGGCGTGACTGGGTTTTTTATTGAGGCGGCCAAAGAGTACGGCGGCTGGGCGCAGTTTGAGGCGCACAAAAACCTTGACGAGGCGCAAGGTGATGTGTTGCCAGCCATTGATGGCGCGTTTCAAATCACGCTGTCTGAGTGGGCCGTTATCAAGCCGCTGGCGTATTTGTTTTGTGAAAAAGAAACCGCGCTGATTCATGAACTGAGCCGCGTTGCCTCGCATGAAGCGGCGGGGCGTGCGTCCAGCGAGATTGAGGGCGATATTAGTAATTTTCGCAATGAGTATTTTCGGCAATGGGCGTTTAGCTACCCATGCAGCTCAATCTAAGCAACCCAATCAATTCAATCAACCTGAAACGGACTAAGTTATGTCGATTTATTCACCCGTATCAAGCGCCACCAATGCCTTAATGAGCGTTGGTGGCTCTATTTTGGGCGGCGTTGCAGGCAAGCTGGGCGCAGGCTTTGGCAGCAGCTTTGGTGGCAGATTGGGCGCAGCGGCGGTGAGCGCGGCAACCCATGCGGTGTCACGGCGCGTTGCGGGCGTGATTCAACCAATGGCAAACAAGGTTGATTCGTGGATTAACAAGCAGTACAACAAAATGATGGGCAAGGTTGGACTGAACATCTTTAGCGAAGATGTGGATTATGCCGATGGTGCGTTAAACGTGGCAGGTGGCATGGCGTTTAAAGACATGTGGGAGATTGTGCAGGCAACCGATGCTTACACGCTGTCACGCAAAAACTTCTATGTGCTTGAAATCAGTGATAGAAGCTATCAATCGCCCACCGCCAAGGATGGCAAATACAGTTTGTTTCACCTCCTCACAACCAACCTGTCGTTCAGCTCCGTCACCATTGGCGGCGAAGCGGTCCAACTCGGTTCGGTTGAGATTGACCACCTGCAATCATCTGCACGCACCGAAATGACGCTGTCTTGCTACGACGACGCGATGGGAACAATTAAAAACTGGGCAAAAGGGCGCGCCAACGCGACCGCTCCAAGCGATGGCACGTTTGGTATTCCATTTTTGTATCTGTTTGATGTCAAAGTGATTTTTGGCACAAACGTTGAAAACAGCGATTATTACAACGAAACGTTCACCATGCGTTTATCTGACTTAAGCCACGAGCTTGACCGCTCAAGCCAAGCGCTTGAGGTGGTCTCGCTCAAATTCACCCAGTGGGATACCTGTATGCCTGCAATGTTTTAATCAAAACCAAGCCAATTTAAACCAAACTGAAACTAACCACCAACCAAGGCAACCATGTACTTTCCAAAATTCATCACAACGCGGCTTGAAGTGGAGCTGCAAGAGCTAAAAATCCGCGACATTATCGCGCTGTGCGAAATCCCTGCCCACTTAAACGAGGCTGCGATTGGCGCAACGCTGGCGTGCATTGTCAAGTCAAGCAATCTGCCCATTGCGCAATTCACGCTGCAAGAGCGCTACGCCGTGATTTGTGCCTACGTCACCGCCAAAGAACAGGGCGACTGGATGGCATCAGACAATGGCAAATATTCACAGTTCGTAGGCGAGATTGACGCGCCGCCTGACGACTACGTGTTTGAGTTTGGCGGTGACACCTTGCGCGTTGTGCCGCTGACCTCCGAATACATTGAAGCGATGGAGCGCGTGATTTTGAGTGGCGCGGTTGGGGATAATCCAAGCTCAATGCTGTGGTTTATCGCCGCCGCTGCATCTCAGATTCGCGGCGTGGATGATGACGTTGGCAATGCAGAAGAGCTTGTAAAAGCACGGTGTTTGCAATTGCAATCGCTAAGCGAGGAGCATTTTTTCGCGCTCATGGATCACTTTTCACGCGGCCTGTTGCACATCAACCATTTGTTTAATACTTGGTACGCCGACGACGGCGTGATTGTCCTGCCTCAGGAGGTGGGCGCGGCCAACCCCGCACGATTTCGCTTTGATACCTGCCTCTCGCAAGGAGCGATTGAGGCTTTCGCAAAACGTTAAAGAGCTGGCCGAAACCATTTGTATTGTGCGCGGCTTGGATTTGAGTCAATGCGAACAATTAACCGTGTCCCGTGCCGACGACTTTGTGGACGGCAAAGCATGGGCGGCGGCACAAAAGCGCGAAGAAGACCTAATCGCAGCGCAGTTTGACAGCATCAAAGCCACACTAAAAACAATGTCAGGTGGATTCAACGCCATTGTTAAAACGTTGGCGGGGCGGTAGAATGCTCACCCCAATTCACCACGGCGCGGACATAACCACGGTTATTCACAACAGCCGCGCCGTGGCGGATGTTTTGGGGGTTTGGTTTGCTCGCACAAACAGGAACGCCGCCCAAGCACCCGCCAATTTCACCGCATAATTAACCCACTTAAAATTGGGTCAAATTATGCCAACACTCTCTTCAATCCTTGACTCCAAAGGTCAACCCATCTCATACCCCAGCGCCGCTGAAATTCAGTCCGCTGGGTATTCGTCCAATACGGGCATTGATTCCGTATCCATCTCGCAGGTGCTTGCGTCGTTTGAGATGCCAAACCGTGCGCGTTGGGAAGTTTATAAACAATACTTGTTCATGATGAGCGACCCGATTATTTCAGCGGCGCTCAATTTGCACGTGACCCAGTCATTGGGTGGACACGAAACCACGGGTGAGGTGATTTTTATTGAGGCCAAGCCAACGGCGGATGCAAAAGAGAAAAAAATTGTGACCGAAATCAACGCGACGCTGGCCAGTAAAATCAACAACATCGCGTACCACATGGGCTTTATGGGTACGGGCATGGGCGATGCGTATGCGCGTCTCTATGGCAAAAAAGGCGTTGGGATTACCAATATTGACACGTCCGAGTTCTATTTGCCGCCGTTGGTGCAGGCGTTTGAAAAGGGCGGTCAAACCGTGGGTTATGAAGTGAGCGTGGACAACCGCGATTTAATCCCGCTCACGGTGATGCAGATTGCACGGCTCAAAATGCCGCGCATGTTGTTTGTGCCGCAACCGCGCGCGCAGTACAACCATTGGAAACAGGCGGTGGCCGAAGATGATTTTGACGCGCTGCCCAATCTGCCTGCGCTGGTGGGCGGCTCGTTTTTAGAATCCGCTGAAAAGCCATTTTTCTTGTTGCAGGCGGCATTAACTGGGTTGAGTTCGAGCCGTATTTTGGATTCGGTGCGTGAGTCGATGTTTGGCGTGAACATGCAAGACATGACGACTGACCAGCAAAAGGAGTTTTTTACCCGCGTCTCAACCATGCTGACCAACTCGAAGAAGCGAACCGCTGACGCAATCAAAAACCGTGAACCCGTGGTTGAAAAGGTATTTCACCTTATTCCAACTTGGCGCGAAAAGCAGCTGTATTCGATTGATCAAGGCGGCTCAACATCGGGCAGCGGCAATGCCCAAAGCTACAGCACCGAGGACGTGATGTTTTATGCAAAGCTCCTCGCAGGCGCATTGGGGCTGGATTTGTCGATGCTTGGATTTTCTGAAATTTTATCGGGCGGTTTGGGCGATGGCGGATTTTTCCGCGTGTCCGCGCAGTCCGCGCACCGTGCGCGCATGCTGCGCCAAGCCATGACGGGTTTTGTGAACCACGTGATTGACGTGCATTGTCAATACAAATACGGCGGCGTGTATGCCGAAGCTGACCGCCCGTACACCGTGAATTTTGTGGGTTCAAGCACCGCGCAAGACCGCGAGCAGCAAGAAGTGCAAGAGCGCAAGATGATGTCCACCGCCACGATGGTGCAGGTGATGCAGCAAATGAAAGACTTGGGTTTAAAGCCTGAGATTGCCACGCACCTGTTTAAAGAGCAAATGGCAATGGACGAAGACGATGCGGCGCTGTACGGCGGCATGTTCACAGGTGAGCCAGCCGCAGATGGTGTTGAGGGTGCGCCTGATGCCGCACAAGATGAATAAATCAGATTAATCAAGGAGAAACAATATGGGCATGAAAACAGACATTATTACGTACAACGTCACCGAATTGGGGCGCTCATTTAGCGGCCAAAAACGCGCATTTAACGTAGAAGCGTTCACGCGGCTGGTCAACGGTGAAAAAGTACAAGAAGCGGTGCGCAACGGCGATATGGTCGGCTATTTGGGACACGACATCCGCCGCAATTTTGGTCTGCGCCCGCCCGAAGTCACAATGGACAACGGCAAAATCGTGCCAATCGAACCCGCCTTCACCACATGTTACATAAAGGCCTATCCTGACGGTCGCGTGGAGCATCAAGAACGGTTTCTTGACACGCCGCTGGGTAAAGTGGCGCAAGACTGGTATATGTCAAAAACGGGCGGGTTCTCGTCGGTTGTTGCGCCTGACGAGCGCAACCCGTCTGATTTTCTTGGCTTTGACTACGTGCGCAGCCCAAATTTTAACGCCAACCGTGGCTACACAATGGACAGCGCACACGGCTGGGACACATTGACCAACAAGCAAAAAATCACAATCCTTGAGGACATGAACCTCGAGAAAGCGGCGGTATTTGACGCAATGATGCAATCAATGGGCAACTTGAGCGGCGCGGTCAATCACTCAGCCATGCAAGCGAATCAACTACTGGCCGAACTGGCCACAATGGACGCAAACGCCCGCGAGCTTGAGCTGCAATTGCGCGATGCGCGCGCAGAATTGGCACAACACGAGCCGAAGTTTGAGCCAATGATGCGCTTGTCGGTGGGCGAGGCAAACTGGCTTCAAAGCTCTATTGCGAGCTTTGACTCAACCGAGCGCGCAGCGCCCAGCCAATATGCTCCTCCAATGGATTTCACGCAGTTTTTATAAAGCACGACTGATTTCCTGACTCCATCATTCTAAGATTCTAAAGGCAAACAATGGCACTCAAGCACGACAAAGACGGTTTTTTGGTAGGGCGCGGCGGCAAGGATGTGTTGCAGATTATTCACGACAACACCAAAGACATTCTTGCGCAAATCCACGGAAAAATCAAACCGCCCACCAACCCACAACCACGCCTAAAAATTGGCGTGCAGATTGCCAATTCAGCACCAAAACCACGCGCACCCAAAGCACCCAGCGCATCGTTTGGTTTAAAAAATCGCGATGCACAAGGCCAGTTTGTAAATGCAAACAGCAACCCCACGCGCCTGCCCGCTGCAACCGTTAAACAAAACAAAGTCACCTCAGACGCAGCCGTGGAGGCAAAAAAAAGCAACAAAGAACAGATAAAACTGCTCAAACGGATTGCCAACAAGGGCAGCTCAGGCGACTCCACCAGTAAGTCACCAAAAATCCCCGATGTTTTTGGGGGTGGTAAGGGCAAAATGGCGCGCTTTTTTGGGCGCACAGGTCGCGCACTCAAAGGCGCTGGCGGCAAGTTGCTTGGCGGCGCGGCCTTGGCCAAGCTGGGCGGATTTTTTGGGCGTGGCGGTTCAAAAGGTGGGCTGGATGGTGCGGCCGCCAAAGCAGGCGGCATTGGCGGCAAACTGCTTGATGGCCTTAAAGGTATTGGCGGCGGCGCACGAGCGGCGGGCGGGCTTTTAAAACGCATCCCACTACTTGGCGCAGCCATCACAGGTCTGTTTGCCCTAAGCGATATGGACACCATCAACAAAGACAGCTCACTCACGGACGAACAAAAATCCACCAAAAAAGCTGGTGTGACTGGTGGTGCGGCTGGCGCATTGGGCGGCATGGCAGCTGGCGCGGCAATCGGCACAATGATATTCCCCGGTGTAGGCACAGTCATTGGCGGCATCATCGGCGGGATTGGCGGCGAAAAAATCGGCAAAACCGTGGGCGAATGGCTGTACAAGCGCGACTGGAAAAGCGCGTGGGACAACACCCGCAGCGCCCTAAGCTCAGGCTGGTCGTGGATGACCATCAGCATTAAAGGCTTTGCGGACACCGCATGGACGAGCTTTACCGCCGCATGGAAAACAACCACGGACGGCATCACCCTAAAATTCACCGAAATCAAAGAGGCGTTTTTAGCCAAAGCAACCAGCTTTTTTGACGGCGTAAAAAACGCATGGGATGCAGCCAAGGAGCTGGTCACAGGCGGCGACCCGCCAACACCATCAGGAGACACACCGCCAGCAGGCGGCGGCGATTCACCCGCGCCACAAGCGCCACAAGGTACGGTTACGCGCAATAAAACGTTTGACGAAAAAATGAGAGACGGAAAAAAGTCTGGCGAAGTCCGCGACCAATTGGTTGTTGAAAAGGGGCGATTGCTTGCAAAAAAAGCAAAAGACGCGATTCCTTACGGTTGGTTTGGCGGGTATAAAGACAAAGCTGATTCTGACGCATCAATTAAAAAGACCGCCGACAAAATCGCCACATTAGAAGAGGCACACAAAGTCCTTTATGCGGAAGCGATGAAAGAAACGACAACCGCCCCGCCTGAGGGGGGCAGTAAAACGCTTCTTGGTAAAGCAGTGGATAAATTAACGCCTAAGGTCGAAGCTTTAGGGGGCAAAATAAGCGCAGTGGTTGGAGGCAAGGGCGGGGGCGGTTATTCGCCAACCAGCGCAACCGTTGGCGCAGTTGGTGGTGAACTCATGCCGTTTTTGAGTGCCTTAAAAAAAATTAATGAACAATGTGTTTCACTGGTCAAAGCCGCAACCAAAAACAACGCATCTACCAGCGAATGGCGCAGGGGTGTATCAGCGGCAGATGGTACGCTGGTAAAAGGGCAGGGGATTGCCACGTTCTTGGATCGTAAATTTAATCAGTCAAATAAATACGATGAGGGAAAAGGCGGGCAAGAGGGAAAGAACAAAGACCACGCAATGATTTTTGACAGCTATGTAAAAGACGCGGTCGGGAAAATCGTTGGACTCGTGGCTTATGAGACCTACCGTGGCTCGGGCGGCGTTAAGAAAAAAACCTACATGTTCGGCCAAGGCGTAGGTGAAAAAAACGCGTCAAATTACGCCGCCATCAATGTGGGCGGCAACCCGCTTGCAATGGGTGCGGTAACTGACGGCGGCAATGGCGGGGCGCAGACTGCGTCTTATAGTACAAAAGGCGTTGACCCAAACAAAGCTGCAAGGGTTGAGGCGCTGAACGCACAAAATAATTTGCCAACAGGTATGCTGGCAGGTGTTTGGGAGCAAGAGACCAAAAGCGGCAGGGATGTACGAAACTCACCAAAAGGTGCAAAAGGTCATTTTCAGTTCATGCCGGCAACTGCTGCTGACATGGGAATTGCGGGCAAAGAAAATGATTTTAACGCGGCCTCCGAAGCCGCTGCTAAATATTTAAGCCAGCTTTATAAAATGTTTGGTGGCGATGTAAATAAAACCTTGGCTGCTTATAATTGGGGTTCAGGGAACGTTTCAAAAAAAGGGTTGGGGAATGCGCCAAGAGAAACAAGAAATTATATGCGCGATATTGGTTCGTTTATGCAAAACCGTGCAGGCAAGATTGCCTCGGCAAGTCCACCACCTATCCTAACCGCCATAAAAGCCCCAACAGTACCAACGATGCCCGCATTCAAAGCGCCCGATTATGCCATCCCCACCTTTGTTGCGGCCAACACGAGCGGCGGCACGAATGGCAAGGGCGGCAAAGGCGGCGGCGCTGACGGCTTCGATTACTCAGGCGCAAGCAATGTCGCCTTGGCACAAATACCCGTGTCGCAGCGCGTCAGTAATGACAGAATAGCGTGGACGGCTGGCGGTGGAATTGGGATGGGGTGATTTAAAGCCTTGCGCATTGACTGGACACCGAAAAATGGCTATTATTCGCGCATTAGAGTTTCAATTGTCAATGAAAGGAGAAAATCATGTTTGAATTTTTGATTTACCCGCCATCATTTAATAATGAGTCGCAGGTTAATGCGGCAAACAACATTCCAATTCATGTCGCCGCACAAGGTATGATGTCCTTGGCTATGGGTGCAACTGTTCAACAGTTTAACGATGCTTGTGAAAGAGTATGCTATGACAAAAAAACCAAAGTCAGCAGCCCCAGTAAGGAAGCCTGATATTTTGGGAGAAAGCCAGCAAGCCAAGCAGGTAGGCGGTTTTATGCAGATGCAGTCCAAGCAAGAGGTAAAAACGATATTTGACCCCGAAATTGTTAGGCAATATTCTGAAATGGTTCAAGATGCACCAGAGAGGATTCTAAAAATATTTGAGGAAAACAATAGGGTGGAGCGCTCAATTAGAGAGCGCCCATTCCAAGAAAGTAAACGTAGAGACTGGATGGGGTACAGCTTAACCGTTAGTATACTGGCCGCAACTTGCTTTTTTGCTTACATTGATAAACCTTGGCTTTATGGTACGACGTTGATTGTGTTTCTTGGTATTGTTGTAAAAAATTTTATTGTACGAAAATAAAACCCCGCGATTGCGGGGTTTTTATGGTGAGTATGGATTGGGATGGGGTAATTTGTTTGAGCGCAAAAACCATGGTCTTGGTGTTAGCATTAACTTGTCGGTTGTAGTCAACGCATGATTTTGCATGAGCGTTGACACAAAGAGCAAATAATGAGGTAATATTGCGAACTTTTAGTGGCATCATTGGGATTTGGCGATACATTTAGTTAAATATTTACACATAAGGGTTAAGATGAAAAGAATAGTAGGGGTTGTTTGTTTATCAATTATGGCAGCTGTGAGCCTGCCAGCATGTTCAAAAAAAGAGCAAAAAACAGAGGTGGCCGCACCTGTTGTTAAGCAAAAAGAAGAGCTGATTAAAGATTTTGCCGCTGTTTGGAGTACAAGCGATGAAACGGTAACTATTGATTACTCAAACAATCAGGTTTTAATGTTGGTTGGTGATGAGCGTATTGACTTAACGTTGGGTGATTCTGACGTGCAAAACGAGACAGTGAATTTACTTAACGCGTCAGGCGAAATCACAACGCTAAGGAAGAATTGGAACGCGGATAAAACCGCTTACCAGTTGAGTCTTACAAACCCAAAAGGTAACAGAATGTTGTTGGGGTTCGTTCGGAAAATAACCAATGATGACAAAAATCGAATTGCGAGCCTCGCCAATAAGCAGGCTCAGGTAGATGCACAAAAGGCAAATGAAGTTATTGAGGCAGATAAGCAGGCTTTGGCAGCAGGTCAAAACGCTTACAATGAAGCAAGGGTTCAAAACAAATCTGCGAGGACTGAGTTGAACGAGCTTTGGAATGGCTTGGATGAGGAGATTAAAAATGCCTTGATCACGGAACAACGTCAGTGGGTTTTGCGGAAGAAAAAAGAGTGCGGCGAACCCAACAAGAGTACTAAGGTATCGTTTAGCGCAGAAGAATTTGAATCAGCTACTGAAAGCCTAGAGTGTGACACCAATATGACGAATGGTAGAATTTCTGAAATAAAAGGAGAATAACATGTCCTTTAAGTATTTAGCCACGCTGTTGTTGGCTTTCGTATCTTTTAACTCATTCGCCAACGATAGTGATAATGAGCGCTGGATGCATGTTAGCGAGTCAAGCAGTACGTTTATTTATTTAGACAAAAAGACATTGACTGACACCTCGTTTTGGGTAAAACATTTGGTTAAGCCGGAAAAGATAGCTACGGCAAAGAAAAAAAGTACGATGGTGCATTATTCTTATAATTGCGAAAAACGAATGTTAGGAGAACAGTCTTCCGTAGTTACAACTCTAACTGGAGGCACAGTAAGCTCGGAAGGTAAGGGGGGGCTTTATTTGGTCATACCCGATTCTATTGGCGAGGATATTCTTGACGCTGCGTGTGAGGCTTATTCCAATAGGTGATTTAACTCGCAGGTAGATGTTGATAATATTCGATGATATTGGTATTGTTGTAAAAAATTTTATTGTACAAAAGTAAAAACCCCGCGCGTGCGGGGTTTTTGCAAGGGTTTAAGCCACCAACCACTTGGGCATGTCATTGTGTACCATGCCCAATGCGTCAATGCCGCTGGTGAGTTGTCGTGCCATGTTCCACAGGTTGATTGCCGCCTTGCGTGGTACAAGCATCATGCCGTCAGGGACTTTGAATGTGGCGGGTTGAGACTGTGGCAATGCAACGGGTGCATGCGCCCAGTCGTCAGGGTTTAATCCGATGGGGTCAGCTTTGAAGTATGCACAGGATTTTGCGTATGACTGCGGCGTGAGGTTGTCCAGCCTGTTAAAACCATTTGCTTCTTGTACGGCTGTCCATACTTTTTGAAAGTGCAACCCTGTTTTTGATACGCGGTCGCTTACCAATGATTTTAAGTGTTGCTTTTGGGCGGGGGTTGCGAGCTGGGTTTGTTGCGCCGCAACTTTTGGCATGAAGTGGTTAAAAAGCACGTCGAAGCATTCGGTTTGGTATTGAATCAACGTGTCGCGGATTTCGGGACGCACGCGGTTTGAGTCTACGCCGAATAACCAGCCGTTCAATACGGATAATGGCAAAGCCAAAACTTCGCGTGACTTACCGTCTTGGGCAACTGCCTTTATCATACAGGCGGTTGCACTCAAGACTGGGTGGCGGGCGATTCGTTGGCGTTGTGCCTCCCAATCAAGGCCGATGTTTTCGACGATTGAGCGCATTGCTACGTATGGCTTTTCGTTGTGATTTAAAACAGTGATTGATTGTTCGTGAAATTGAACTGTTGATAATTCAGACATGGTCTTACTCCTTCAGGTGAGATTTTCAATGTACCCCTGTTCATGGGGGCGGTCGAGCACTTGAACACAGCCTGAAGACTGCTAACGGCGTTTACCTTTCGGCTATTGCATTACCGTTCACTACTCGACCATTGAAAAATCATCAACCAACCAAGGGGAACGATTTTGTATGGACGAAAAAAAAGCACAGTTTGCGGATGTGAGACCGCTTCAGGATTCGTGTGTTCAAGCACTTGGCGCAATCATAACCCCGTTTCAAAAAGAAATCAAATTAAAAAAACCACCGTGATGGTGGTTTTGTTTTATTCCGTGTCCGCTCGTTCGTTACTTTTACTTTTTGCCTTACCTGCCAAGTATCCTGCAATCAGGCCACCTCCAATTTTCGCAAGGTCTCCAGCCAATATTGCTTGCCCCATATAAACAAGCCCAAGAATCCCAAAAATGGATAATGCGCCAAGCCATAAGTGCCAACGTAGGTTTTTCTCGTGACCTTTGAGCATCATTTCGCGCGTTTCTCTGCGGTCTTGAGCGTGCAAGTCCATTGCTTTCATGGATTGCTCATGGTTCAGGCTCAACTCTTGCGTGCGTGTATCAAGCTCGCGCTGTCGGACTTCAAGCTCTCGTGTTTGGTTTGCTATAAATGATTCTGCTATCGCGTGAGAGTCCCTGTTTGTTGACTCTCCAACCCCTGTGCCGCTCATTTCATGCCCACCAAAACAGGGGTTTTAAATTTAACCTGAACGTGTCCAAAATTTCTAGACCCAATTGTTGGCGGTACGAATCGGGATGATTCGATATTTTCTTTTTGCTTGTCCGTTAAAGCCACAAACTCTTCGGGCTTCATGGATTTTGTAGACGTTGGCATAAAAAGATCTTGATGTGACATGTCTTTCTCCTTGATTAAACATGAATTGCTTGCTTTCACATTGTGAAAATAGACCGATTTCAAGTGTGCCTCGAAATCAGTCTGTTGCGTAAATTATGAGGCAAACCATTCGCGATGTCAAACATCATTGACATAATTGATACAAAACCCGCCTTTATCGGAACGTCCACCAATCGCCCGCCGTGCGCCCATTACAATCACGCATCAATCATTTTTAAGGTGCGGTTATGTGGAACAAAACGTTAAATACTATTGGCGGGTGGCTGGTTTGGGCGGGGTACGTCCTGCTAAATCGTCAGCCGCGAGGGATTGCGAAAAAATATGTAGGAGGGCTTGTTGTGCAGCCATTGTTACTTTCATCGCTCGCCAACCTAAGTTGTTTCTCAGACCTATATGAAACGGGAATTGAATATGTAGCACACCCGTTTCCTCGTTTTTTGAGCCTTGAATCGGAACATCAACTGTCACAATCTCTAGCATCGACTGTGGTTCAGTGGACACGATACCCGCCAGAAGCAGAATAACTTCTTGTTTGAGATTACTCAGCTCATCTGAACTTAAATGCGGCAATTGGCTTTTGATGATGTTGATTGGCGTGTTGTTACTCATAAAGTCTCCCTTGAAACTTAGGATTTTACCCCATGCAAACCGTCTTAAATTCAGCGTTTTTAATGAATCAAATCCGCCATTGGCTGGCAACGCCGACCAATTCGTACCTTGGTTCGGGCTATGGGATTGACATTAAGTCATACCTGCACAAACCCATGTCCACCTTTGACGGCGATGCGATTATTGACAAGCTGCGCCGCGACATTCCTGCGTTGGGGGCTTTGCCGCGCACGGTGGTGAATATTTATTTTGAAAACCAAGGCTTGGACGGCAAGTTGATGCACATTGCGGTGGGTGACAATGTCTTTAGCGTGGCCGCTTGAGTGCGTGCTTGAAATAGGAACGTTGGCGCGGTTGCGGGTTTAAGCGCTTTAAAATTGTTGCATTAAAAAGGATGCGGCAATGAGCGATATTTTAACCAAAAAAGATTTCTACGACTCCGCCATGCGCGAGTTGTCTAAGTACCCTGAGCTGGCGGTGCGCGTGAATGCGGGCGATGTGCTGATTACCCAGCACATTGGCGCGATTGCGCAGATGTTGGCGATGGTGTCGTGGCAGATTGGCGTGGCCGAGGTTGAACCTTGGACGCGGGCGCGGGATAATATGGTGCTGGCCGATGCAACGGCCAAGGGCGTGATGCCTTTTGCCAAGCCGCCGCGCTGGCAGATTAACGCGGTCAACAAGAGTGCTGAAGACAACGTGATTGGTGCGGGGCGCAAGCTCCTAGACACCAAAAGCCGTGTGTGGGTTGTGACCGATGGTGCAACCATTGCGGCGCAAGGCTCTGCGCTGATTAGCGCGGTGCAAGAAGAAGTAAAGGTGGTGACACACACGGTCAGCACGGGCAGTAATTTCTACAAAATCGAAGTCCCCACGCTTGATATTGACCAGTATTTAACGTCGGTATCGCTGGTGCGCACTTCGGATCAATTCCCATTTAAATTAGCCGAGCGCTTCAATAACGTTGCGCCGAACGACTGCGTGTATCACTTGATGTCTGATGAATCCATGCGACTGTGGATTGAGTTTGGCACGGATGGCGTGGCGGGCTACGTGCCTGCACTTGGTGAGCAGTTTGATATTGTCATGCGTTACACCTACGGCAAGGCCAATATTGCCAACGCCACGCCGTTTGGCTTTGAATATTCGTTCTCGTCCGAGACCGACAAACTCACCGAGCTGTACGCCAACGCGATGATTGATGGCGGGGCGTTTGCGCCGTCGATTGTTGAAATGCGCGAGATTACCAGCTTTCCGTCGATTTATGATGCCAACGCGGTTTATTTGGCTGACTTTCAGTTTTTGTTGATGCGCAACTTGTCGCCGTTTGTATTTTTGAGCGTGTGGAATGAGCAGCTCGAAGAAGCTGTGCGCGGTGCAAGCGTTGACAACATCAACGTGCTTTTTGTCTCCTTTATCAAAGCCAACACCAACGAAGCGCAAGCGAAGATTGATATCACCCGCACGATTGAATATTCCGATGATTCATACCGCGTGCGCTTTGTACCGGTGATTGAGAAATACATTCCGATTGAGGTTCACCTGCGTTTATCCCCCGTGCATGATTTTGAGAGCGTGCGGATTCGGATTCGTGAAATCCTGCTCGCGCAATACGGGCGGCAGTCAGAATGGGCGCGGCGTGGTCGCAATCGGATTAACTGGCGACACACAACGGATTTGCTCAAAAGCAAAATCGTGGAGCTGCAAGACGCAACCAGCGACATCAGCGTGGTGGTCACGGACGACACCATCGCCAATAAGCCCGAAGAGTTCCGATACGTATCAAGCGACAGCATCAGCGTGAGCAATGCGCCGCTGATTGTGTTTTAAGCTGGGGCGGCTA